CGATGATAAGATTACAGGCGGTTCTGGATTCATCTTTGCTTCGAGTATTGTTATTGCAATGAAGAAATACAAGCTTAAAGAAGACGAAGACGGTAACAAAACCACAGGCGCTGACATTAGGGGTATCCGTGCAACCTGCAAGGTTGTGAAAACAAGATACTCTAAGCCGTTTGAATCTATTAAGATTGACATTCCCTGGGAATCGGGAATGAATCCAATTTCGGGGCTCTTTGATTTATTTGAAAAATCGGGAGTATTAACGAAAGAGGGAAATAGATATAAATACATTTCCAAGAAAACAGGTGAAGAAATGAAGTATTTCCGCAAGGAATGGAACGACTTCGACAAGATGAAGGTAATAATGGACGAGTTCACACAAGATGATCTGCAGGTAGTTATTCCAGATACACCTGTTGAATCAGTCCAGTTAGTGGAAGGAGTAGAATAATGGTAAGTGAAAGTAACGAGTTATTGTTGGAATTATGGGCAAGGATGAGATCTCATATTCCGCCAAAAGAGCGCCTTGAAGTTGCTGATATCTTAGTTGTCGTATTCGACGAATTTGGGTTAGTGAATGAGAATCTGTTAGAGGAAGATCTGGATAAAGAACTTCTTGCGGCAGCCAAAAGCCACTTAGCTGTAATCGACGAAGATGAAGACGAACCGGAGATATATGATGACGAAAATGGTTTCAGCTACTGAGTTTGGGGAGTGTCTACTCTCGGCAATTAATAGCAAGGATGCGCAGAAGTCTATAACGACAATCCAGCAGTTTAGAGACTCGATGAGAGATACGACTGTGGGTGCAGATTACGTGAATTGGATTTCTGAGCCTGTAAACCTGACCAGGGTACATAAGGCCTTGGCAGAAGACCTCGGTGTCCCTCCCCGTGCTATGGCAATTAAAAGAGTGTTGATGTCAAAAACTCAGCGGGCAGTTTTATTAACCCAGGCCATGGAATTGGCTGTAAAGCGGGTGCATAAATTATGAACAAAGAACAGAGAAAAGTATTAGATGATATGGAACTTAATATTAAAGATACTGAAAATCTAATGGTCGAGACACGAGCCGCTATTCAAGATATTGAATTAAACAGACTCATGGATGAACTTCAGAAAAATTTCGATGCTCAGAAGGCAATTTTAGAAAGTCTGAAATAAAATGAGTAATTGGTACTACAGAGTAACAAAAGACCTAAGCGAAGTACCAGCCTTTATTGACTATTACGAAGCAGAACTAGAGACTGCCCGAAAGGAATTATCCCTGAAGGGTAAGTCTCTAGAAAGACATGCAGGCGAACTTCCCGGCTTGGTCGAACAACGGTTTGCACAATTGCAGGAGATCGATGCTGTACTTGAGTATCTGAATATACAATTACGCAAACTAAGGTCTGTTGAGTTTAAGAAATTCTTAGAGGCCTATAATAAAGCACTCAGCTCTAGAGATGCCGAGAAGTACGTTGACGGAGTCCAAGAGATTGTTGATTCGACTCTTCTTGTAAACGAAGTGGCGTTGTTAAGGAACAAATTTCTGGGAATAAGTAAGGGATTTGAAGCAAAGAATTTTATGACTGGTCATATAATTAAGCTGCGGGTCGCAGGGCTGGATGATGCAAGCCTTTAATGACACAAATATTATCATGGTTTGCCGGGACGAAAATGCAGACCCCAACGGGTTGATTGTCAAAATTCGGGAATGGTCTGAAAACGCGGGTGTAGATGCGATATTGGTAAGTGTTCATCGTTATCATCTGAAATATAGTATTACAGGCGAACAGGATCGAGTAATTTTCATGCTCGCGTGGCCGTCAACAACAAAGAGAGATTAATGGCAAAAACAACACTACAGATACTCGATGAAGTAAACATTAGATTCACCGATCTCGATGTTGTATGCCGTCGCAAGATGGTCCAGGCATTGGAATTTGTTCTACCTTATGCGCGGCATACACCTGCATTTAAGTTAGGGAGATGGGACGGCAAAATGTCATTCTGTGACATAGGCGGCCGCTCATATGTAAATCTACTTGATAAATTATTACCCATTGTTGAAAAACATGGGTATGAAATTGAAATCGACGATCAACGGCTTCCCACTGCAAATTTCGAATTCGAAGAAGTGGTAGAGGACAGTTACAGCCATATCATGTGGCCCAAGGGTCACCCACTTGAGGGGCAACCGATCAAAATCAAGGATCACCAACTTGATGTAATCAACTCTTACCTTAATAACATTACCGGCATTAACATTGCCCCAACAGGGTCGGGAAAGACCCTAATTACGGCGATTTTAAGCGACAAAGTTCAACCTTATGGACGCAGCATAGTGATTGTGCCTACTAAGGATTTAGTCACACAAACCGAGGAAGATTACATTAACCTTGGATTAGATGTGGGCGTATTCTTCGGCGACAGGAAAGAGTATCTAAAAACCCACACAATATGCACATGGCAAAGCTTGGAAAGCCTAGCAAAGCGTTCGAAAGAAACCGATTTAGAGATCGATATAAACGCTTTCTTCAAGGGAGTAGTTTGCGTCATAGTGGACGAGGTGCACAAAGCAAAGGCAGATGTATTGAGAAAGCTATTGTCGACCTATTTAGCGAATGCTCCGATTCGGTGGGGTCTCACAGGAACAATGCCCGAAGAAGAAGCTGATCAAGTCGGTGTTGTGGCATGTATTGGGCCACTGTTAGGTAAAATTAATACAAAAGAACTTCAGGATTTGGGCATACTCGCACAATTGCACATTAACATTTGGCAATTAGCAGACTTAGGTGAAGCGGCATTTACTAATTATCAGGCTGAATTAAAATGGCTTACTACGAGTTTGCCCAGACTAAAGTTTCTTGCTAAACAGATAATCGAAATATCGGAGTCGGGTAACACCCTTATACTGGTTGATCGCGTGCAGACCGGAGAAATGCTACAATCACTTATACCGGACTCGATTTTCGTTTCCGGCAAGATGAAGTCAAAGGATCGTAAGGCAGAGTACAAGGAAGTCCAGGAGGTTGACGGGAAGGTTATTATAGCTACCTACGGTGTGGCGTCTACAGGCATTAACATTGTCCGTATTTTTAACCTTGTCTTATTTGAGGCTGGAAAAAGCTTCGTCAGGGTAATTCAGAGTATCGGTAGAGGTATTAGAGTTGCACCAGATAAGGACTTTGTAAACGTCTACGATATATGTTCGAATTGTAAATTTTCGAAACGACATCTAACTAAGCGAAAGAAATTTTATGCCAATGCTGAATACCCCTATACGGTTAAGAAAGTTCAGTACTAACATAGTTAAAAGAGAGAAATGATTACCGAGGTAGACACAATGATATCATATGGATATCTATCTTTAATCGAGGAATTTGCAAAAGCAAATAACCTAGAGTTTGAATACGAAAAACTTGGGCAAGTCAATCCTAAAATTAAGATTAGGTATAAATCTGATTCTGACACAGCATTCAGTATTACATTCATGTCCATGCGCCACCTGGGATTCGAAAATATGTTGTGTGATTACCTTATTAAGTGCGGAGTAATGGCACAATTAATTTCGGTAGGCAGCTATTCGGCCAAACGAGACATGGCCCAATTAGACAGAGACTGGGAAGAGCGCAGAAAAGAATTAGGATTTAGGTAACTTACAATTTTCTCCGTGCCAGCGTTTAAAGTTTGTCGGGGAACATTCTTTCCCGCAATGACATTTATATGATGGGTTTCGGTATACCCGCTTACCGAATTTCTTGACTTTGCTAAATAAATTATGTTATTATACCATTTAGTATATTTGTTATCAATAAATATCATAAAGATCTTTAAAACATCGTGTTTTATTTATCTAAGTTATAAGTACACTGGAGAACTATTCTGAATATTTTAACCAATGATAATCGGGCATACAATCTCGATAAGATTCCAAATGAAATTGAAGACATTAGATACTGTGTATTGGATTACTCAGATCCTAAAAATCCAGACTATTTTTTTATTCCTCTTATATTTTTAGAGAGCTTTTATGCGCCAGCGGTAGTGTTACAAATTGGAAAATATACGGTGCAGATGCCGTTAGATTGGTCGATACTTGTTTGTGACCAAGACTATAGCGATTTAGAATTAATGCCGCTAACAAGTCTTAATGATCGAGGATTTCACACAATGGTGTTTAATCCACTTAGGCACATGGTTCCCAGACCACAAG